AAACTAGTATTGGAGCATTGCTTAAAACTAGAGGATTTAAGACACTTTCAGGTGTAAAAGGTTGTTGGAGTGTTGAAGATAAGAAGTTGACGCCCAAGTTTATAGATGTTCTGAATGATTATTGGGACTACCAGGATAAAGGTCTGTCAACGGGTTGGGTAGTAGCCCGAATTAAGAATGAGCTAAGACCAATTGAGAAAGATGGTGGACGAATCTACTATCAAGGTGGTTTACTTGATATAATTTATGTCAAGTACTATTTGTTTGATTTTCTGAATTTTTCAGTACAGAAGAGAAATGTTGGGGCTGGTCAAATAGGTATGAACCCATACTCTGTGGACTGGGCAATTTTGGAGAAATCTATTACCCAATATAAGTATTGTTCAGATGGAGATTATAAAGGTCTGGATAGAAGCATTATTAATTTCTTCAAAGTCAGTTTATTAGAGTATTTATCGTTAACTTGTGATGACAAAGATAAAGTTCTAGCTGGCGTTATTGAGAAAATATGTTCAGTAGTTGTGTCGATAATGTCAAGCTTGTTTTCCACAGGAGGTAACCCTTCAGGGGGTTGGTATACTACACCTTTTAATAACTGGACAGTATATTTAAGTCATAGTATGACTTATACAATATACTGCTTAAAACAAGGTCTTGGCACAAGACATTTTTATCAGCATTGTGATATCAAAATTTACGGAGATGACCATATATTTTGTCACAATCATGAAATAGATAAAGAATTGTTCTATAGAATTATGGAACAAGTCTTTTTGCTGAAGGTTACTTCAGCTTCCAAGAGTCCCACAATCACGACTTACGATACTCGAGATGTGAGGAACTCTGATTTAGTTTTTTTGAAAAGGAAGTTTCGATCCTATGCCAATGGAACCCCTTGCGGCAGGTTGGCTATCGAATCGTTAGACAAAGCCATGCAATATAGAATGGAAAGCGCAGAGGAACCCGAAATAGTTTGGGAATCTCTGATGAGATCTATAGAATTGGAATTGTCTTTTCAAGACGAGAAAGACTATAATAGGTT